ATGTTTTCGTAGGAAAATCTTCAGCAGACCTCGTAACCGCAGAACCATATGTAGGTATGTAACTTGTAGGGTAACTTCCTGTCTCTGCTTGTGCTGCCCAAATGTAAATTCCTGATGAGCCATCTCCTGTATAACTTGTCCCGCTCCAATCGGTTGCGCTATCTGCCAAGCCAATAGTAAAACCATCGTATGCGGCAGAAACAGAATCATTTAGAACTTTAATTCTCCACCATCCATCGCCTACATTTTCAGCCTCTTGTCCCGTATTTTGCCCTGATGAATTTAAACCCCATTCACCTTCACGAGTGTCAAAAATTAGGGTGTTGTCATTATTAGAAAACGCACCTCTTGAACTAATTGCTAAATATCTGCGCTCACCTTCTTTAGCGTACAAAGTGAGATAGTTATCATTACCTGCTCCGACTACATAAATGTTTTGATAATAAATAAAATGCTGACTCAATGTATTATTTTCTACAAGTTTAGAAGCATTTTGTAATCCCTCTGGACTTGTTATCGCATTCGTTACAATGCTAGAATTTGTTTTTGTCCATCCCGCATCAAAGTATTCACTATAAGGCACTGCATTCGTTCTTTGAGGCTCAAGTAAAAGAGCAGGACACGAAGCACCACCACTATAATCTAATCTCGGTAAGTCCTCTAATATACCTGCTTGTGCAGTAGATGCTCCTGTTTCAATGTAGTCAGTAGCTACTAATGAGTATTCCGTTTGTGCGGCTTGAATGTAGATGTATTCACCAACTGAAATTCCTCCACCCGCAAGAATTTGAGGAGCAATAAGAAATCCGTATGTTGGCGCACTTGGTGCTACAAAAACTGAAATGCGATACCATCCCGCAGCACCTGCTTGGGTTATAGTTGGATAGTATAATGACGAATTGCTATTTGTTGCAATTGTTCCACTTGTAAGGTCAAACTGCACCCCTTGACCATACCCACCAACTATAATTGATACTTGGTCATAAGTACCTGCTTTTGCATAAACACTATGTGTGCGCAAAGTAGAAAAATTGCCTTGATTAATGTAGCAGCTTGATGTAGGCGTTGCGATTATTTTCCAAGCGTTATTCGTTCCATCATAACCACTTTGACCACCCGTAACATTTGCATTGTTTTTTGACCAAGTCGTATCAAACTGATTTGATTGCAGCAAGAGATTCTCTCTACCCTTCTCAATAAGACCATTAACATCTACCCTTGTAGCAGCAAGATTTGAACCCCTACTAAATGTGAAGTCTCCATTTGCAGTAATCGCTTCTTTGACTGATACCGAATGTATAGACAAATCACAAGTACCTGCATCCCTTGACCTAAATAGTATTGAAGTATCACCTGCACTTGCGGTAATACTAAAAGTTTTAACTCCGCTACCCTCTGCAAATTCGTATTGCGTTGTGTCTGATGGATTTCCTGCGGAATCGCCAAAACCTAATTGAAAGGTGTTAGATGTTGCAGTACCACTTGCGGTATAGTTTATTACTACTTTGTAAGTCACGCCACTTGTTAGCGATATATTTTGCTTGGTATTTGCGTTATATGGTGCTGCAACTATATTTAAAGAGCCACCACTAATAGTAGAGCCTGTTCCTTTAGTCCAACCACTATCACTATCAAAAGTTCCATTAGTAACTAACTCTGCTCCATATTCGGGAATAGGGCGTATGCTATACAACTTACCATCCTTCACTGCTGAAGGTATCATCGCTAAACTGCTATCATCAAATAGCTTGCTCATAATATTTCATTTAATTCGTTTATAGTACAAGTACGAGCCTCTGTAGCACCACTTGCGGTAACCACCCTTACACTGTAAGCATCAAACAATTGTCTACCCAAGTCTGCCTCTGGCGAGTTCTTGATAGCCTTGTTCACACACTTTGGCGATTCCACAACACCTCCATCAGCTTCTACCCTAACGATAAAATCCTTGACAGAAGCAAGTAGCTTACCAACAGCCCTTCTTGCTATAAGAGATATGCTGTTTAATAAACCCATTTAGGAAGCCTTGTAAGCAATTACCTTACCCGAAGCAACAGCAATACTATCAAACTTACCAAAGACGATTGTGCCTTCTGTAAGAGTTACTGACGTAAGTGCATCACCTACCTGTGTAGTGGTAGTTATCACGCTATCTTCTAATGCTTGGATAGAGCGGCAAGACTCACTCGTAGAAGCACCAGCCGCTACAACTCTAAACCCGTAGTCACCTGTTGCAGACTGATAGAAGTTTCCTTCTTTTACAATAGTTTCGTATGACATTTTTATTATTGTTTTAAATTATATAATTCTGTTATAGTACAATCTCTCGCTTCCGTACCACCACTTGCGGTTTGTACACGAGCATCGTAAGCGTCAAATAACTGACGGCCTACATTAGCTATAGGAGATGTTCTTATCTCTTCTGCAACACAAGAATAAGATTCTATGGTAGCTCCGTCATTAAGAACACGAGTACCAAAGTTATCGTAACCTATCTCCGTAGAAGAGCCTTGATAACCACCGCTTTTAAAAAGGTAAACCTTTCTTCCAGTATCAGTAGTTACGGCATTAGATAAATAACCTGTACCTCTATAGCTGTAGGCCATTAATTAAAAATAGATTGGTCAGTAAACGGAGTTTTGTCATCAAGAACTAAAGAAGCAATTCCGCTTTCTGTGTTTAGTGTGATATTTATGAAAGACTTCTCCGAAATACCTGTGCCGCTATTAGCCTCGTAGTTCATCGTTAATCCATCCATCCATCCTGAGATAGTAACACTGTCGTTATTGTGTACAAGAATAGCTACAATGTCTTCTCTGCGGCTCATATAGTCAATCTGATTGACCTTGTTATCAACAGAAGGAACCTGCACAACTATGTTCGTAGTCACTACACCAAGTCCGTTTGAAATATTCTTGTTCTCATCAAAAGAAGTTACACCGTCCTTCACATTGTGTTCAAAGACAACAGTGTTGTTAGTGTCCACCTGTGTTACAATAGTCTCATCAAGAGGGTCAAATGTGATAGTTAAGTCCTTCTGTAATAAAAGAATTACTTTCTCAATACCACCTGTAACACGCTTGTTACAATTGATATCAATATCACTTAATAGTATAGAACAGTTAAAAGCCATAATTATTTTTTATTACATTGAAAATTCAAACTCAACAACAAGTTCAGCTTCAAAAGAAAAGCCTGCAGGATATCCCGTGTAAGGAGTGCTTGATGAGCCGTATCCAATGTATGGTCCGTAGTAAATACTTCGGTTGCCATTAGAATCTTTAGTATCTCTCCAAGCAGCATTTGGAGTAGCTACACTTATTTGCTGATAAAGGTTACCATCACTGCCCATATAATGAGTAACATTACCTGTAGAAAACCCGTTGTTTACACTTGCGGAATAAGTATTTAGGAATCTATAAAGATTGTATTCATTTGTTGTAAACTGACTACCACCTACATAAGAAGCAATTCTAATGTATCCAAACATATTATAAAGTTCGGTAGACGATATACCCATCAACGTACTTGTTATTTGACTTGCATTAGACGTTAAATCACCTGCTGGTACGTTTGACTTTACAATTAAATTCTTAATTCTAACCTTGTTGTAATTATTAAACTCTGGAGAATCAAATGAGTTTGCATTTACTGATGGAGCATCCAAAATAGTTACATTGCCAGATGCTGGGTAATAGGTAGTTGTAGAAGCCTCAAGTAGTTCTTGAGAAGACCAAGATTCGCTATTTGTTCCGATGTGAGTACCATCGGCAGTAAGATTTATAGAAACTGTTTTTGTAACAGAATTGTTTACGGTTGGTGTACTAACACTCCATACACCGACATTAGGGTTTTGTACACACACAATGCGGTACAACTGACCATCCTCGGGGATAGAGTATCCCTCACCATCGTTAAGACCTAAGATGCTATCTGTAGCACTATAAGGATAAATGGTAATGGCTCTGCTTGATGTGTTTACTACGTTAATTACAAGGCCTAACTCGGGCTGTGGTAATTTAACAGCAATGTTATTTGTATCCGCAGATGTTACAAGGTTTACCCCCGCTGTAAGAAGCGTAGCAGATGCAAGAGATGTGCCACTTGCAGCAATAGTCGCTTGAGTCTGTACAAGTTTGTTCACTTGTAACTCATCTAAAGTTAGATTAGTAACAGCTTGACCATTACCATTCTGAAGAGTCCCTTGTGTTGGCGTACCAGCAGCATCACCTATCGTTAATAGGTTGCCATAAGTAGACTCAATAGTTTCGTTAGTTAAATTCATTTATTTCCAGATAATATTATTGTTAGACCAAATTTCATTATGATTAACCCATAGTGTTCCAAGCTTAATTAAAGACTGGTCACTTGTAGCTATAGATGATTCCCAAGAAGTTCCTTTTAAGGTTACATTTATACTTGAGGCATCTGTTATTGAAGCACCACTTGATGCCGAGTAGTTCATATCAAGACCTCGTATCCATCCGCTTATAGTTGCGCTCCCGTTGTTATGCATAAGAACACAAACTATATCGCTTCTATAAGACATCTGCTCTATCTTTGAGGCTCTGCTATCTATAGCAGGTAGCTTTACAAATATCTCGGTTTCTATAACAGGTACGCTTAAATTCGTTTGTTTAGTTTCTGAGAAGTATGTAGCCTTATCCTTTGGATTATGCTCAAATGTTACGAAGTCTTCTAAATTAGCATTTAAAAGGACCGTCTCCGCTGATGTGTCAAGCGTTAAGGTTAAGTTTTCTTTTAAACCTAAATAAACCTTCTTGATTCCCCCTGTTAAACTATTAGAACAGTTGGAGTCTATATCACTCAATAAAACAGAACAATTAAAAGCCATATATTTTTAAATAAAAAGGGGCGAGGTTTTCGCCTCACCCCCTTGTGTTAATTTACAAGATTGCTATTAAGCAGTTGCAAGACCAAAGTCAGCAGAAGAAATGCTGTAAGACAAACCAAGCTCGTCACCTGTTAGGGTAAGTTGGAAGCGGTTCTTTTCAGAACGACCAGTTCCAGAGTTTGCGTCAACAGTACCTGCATACAAGCCGTAGTCCAAGCCACAAACGTGGTAAGTTCCAGCAGCAGTTTGTACAAAAGCAACCAACTCAGCACCACCTTTAGAGATGTCGTTAAGCTTTGTGATTTTGTCAGCAGTCATTTTAGGAAGTTCTACAGATACAGTTGGTACAGTTGATACAACACCATCAGCAGCTACAGTTTTAACTTCACTGAATACAGAGAAGCCATCCTTGTTGTTAAATTGAATTTGTGATATTCCAGTCACAGCAGTAGCACCAGTTACTTCACGGTCAGCATCAGTTCTTGTCAAAGCAGCAAGAGCGTCAGTGCGGTTAGCAACGTGCAATTCTACGATACCGCCAATTGCAACATCGTCACAAGAGTAGGAAATATCAGCAAGAGTTACATTACAAGCCATTTGTTATAGGGTATTAAAGGAAGGGCGCAAGGCCCTTCCATTAGTTATTATTATGCGAAGTTCTTAGCGTAGACAATCTCTTCACCTTTCAAGTAAGAGAAACCTAACTTGAACTGTCCCCAAATCTTGTCAGAGCTTAGTTCAGCTTCGTACTTCATATCAATTGCACGAACGTCATTGTACTCATCAGTCAACATTACGATGTTCTGAGCAGCAGCAATCATAAATTCGTTAGCAGGCATTGACGGGAAGTGAATAACTTCCATACCGTAGTAGTTTGGTACACCACCTTCTACGACACCTTGTGGAGTAGTAGTGTAAAGACCAGCGATAGCAATTTGGTAGTGTTGCATAGCAGCAGTTCCCAAGAAGATAGCAGGTTTGAAATCACGGTCAGCGTCTCCGTAAACAGCAGCCAACATAACGTCAGACATTGTTTCGTAAGCACCTTCTAATTTGTCAAGGATATTAGCAGAAGACAAAGTAGCGTTAGTATCGTAGTCCAATACAGAAGCATCAGCAGACATTTCAGTAGTCAATGCAGTACCTGCAACAGTCAATGCTTTTTCAGCAGACAATTTTGCGAAGTAGTCAAATACCCAATCTTTGAACTCAGCGTCCATAGTTTCTGGGTTGTTCTGACCTTTCTTCAAAAGAAGACCACGGTAAGAAGTTTCAAGTGCATTTTTACAGTTTAGGAAAGACCACTTGTAAGTAGTTACAGTCATTTCTTTTTCACCGATTGTAGCAGCAGATGCTCCGTCAAACACACAAAGGTCTGAACCGAAAGATAATGTAGCGTCAAAGATAGGTACGTTTACTTTAGCTTTAACACCATCTACAAGGCGGAAACGGTTTAATACCGCTGCCGATTTTACCATAGTATCAATGAAGAGGTCTGGACGTCTGTCACCGTATGGCAAGTTTGATATTACTATACTCATTTTATTTTAATTTAAGAGGATTCGTTTAATTAATTTACAATAATTACTTGCGGTTAAAGAAGTTGTTAATCATATTAACCTTCTCGGGTGTAATACCATTAAAAACTACTGTCTTGTCTTCTACTGTTTCAGCTACTTCCTCAGCATTTTGTTCAGCAGCAAATTGCTCCTCAACCTCAGCTTCGTTAGTTACTTCCTCAGTAGATTCAGCTTCAAATTCTTCAGTCATTTCTTCCTTGACTTCTTCCTCTTCTGCTACAGGCTCTTCAGCCATTACTTCTTCCTCATCAACGTCAGCGTCTACACTCATTTCAGCAGGAACTTCTTCCTCTTTTGGTGCAACCATAGACTCAATGTGCTTTTGAATCATTTCAAGGGCAGACTTTAAGTCTTCAACGCCAGCGAACTTTTCTTCAAAAGATGTCATAACTTCCAAGAGCGAGTTATTCTCGTTCTCTAAAGCCTCAATTCTTGCCTCGTACTTGTTCATCATAGCCTCAAATTGAGCCTCTAACTTACCAAGTTCTTTGGCGAAAGCAAATTCATTCATTTGTTCTTCGTTATTAATTGTTGGTTTAATATCCGCTTTAATCTCAATAGAGAAACCATTAATCTCTCCATTTTCAATTGCAGTAAATAATTCGTCAGACTCAATCTTTGCCTTTACGAATACGGTTCCGTTTGGTAGTTTATAACCATAGTCTACAGACTTATCGTTATCACTCTCTTTAGTCCAAACTTCAAGCATCACCACCTCATCAGTATCGTAGGAGTGGTTAATGCCAAATGCGTTAAATAGTCCCTCCTTAGAATACTTGTACATAATCTGCTGAATAGTCTCTTCAGTAAATCGTACATAGTAGTACCCCATATCGGGAGAGAAGCGTAGGATTTCCTTGTTAGGAATCATAATAGGTCCTACAACCTCTTTCTTCTTTTCATCAGCAAACATCTGTACCTTCTCTACTTCATTGAAGTGGATGAAGTCTTCCTCAATAGCGGGCTTGTCTACAAGAGAAATCTTGTACATCCCTTGAGCAATGTCTTCTAATGATATATCAAATAATGGTAGTTTATCCATTTAAAGTCCTATTCTACGAAGAAAGTCTTTCTCATCAAAGTCCTTAACTTCTTGTTTTAATATATTAATCTGTGCTTCTGCAAGTTCAGCACGATTATCTTTATCTTTCACATTAACAAGAATGTTAACTATTCCGTCAATCATTTCTTTATCTTCTTGCGAAACATATTTATCCTTGACTTTACGGTCACCCCACGGGACGTCAGCCACATCAACACTTGCCTTAACTGTTCCGTTTCGTATAGACTCAGCTTTTCTAATTGCCCAGTTAACACCGCTTGTTCCTCCCCAACCAAGCCAAGCCACATAGCCTCTATCTTTCCAAGGAGTGTCCTTATACTTAGAGTCAATCGCAGCATTCTTTCTATGGCGATTAAAAGCAGCCATTCTCGCAATAGTTTCATACGATAGTTTTCTTTTTGATGCTAATTGGTTGGCACGAGTCCAGCCCACAGAAGTCATTCCCTTAACTTCTTTTCCGTACTTCTTCTTCCACTCAAGAACTTTCTTGGCGTTGTTAGTAGCAGATTGTGGGTAGTCGTTGTATGTAGCCATAAACTTTTTAAAGTGGTGGCGCAGTATAAGCCATCAAATTAATTTACAATTATTGCAGTAGTCCTGTTATAGTCAAGTATGCGTAATCACCAAGCACTTCTCCTTTTGCACTCTTTACAAGAATATCGGATTGGTTTATTCTTGATGCGTTTAGAGTCTTAAAGAAAAAGTCTAAAGATGAAAGCTCAGATGTTGAAACCACCATATCAAACTCTATAGTAGGGCTGTTTGAATACTTTATCTTCTCATTATCAGAAAAGAAGCTGTAGTAGTCTGTCGTGTTGCCACTTTCATCTTCTGCAAGAAGATTCCACCCTTCAGTATTGTAGTGAAATAACCTACCATTAAATGGCATTCCTGCAAAGTTCTTATATATCCTTTGAGTAACAGTTGTTATAGCAGGTCTTGATTTATTGTTAACCACAAATGGTTTCTTAATCCAAGTATTGTAAATAGGCTTATCCACATAAGCAAAGCGTAATCCTATTTCTTGATGTTTTGTAAATAAGTTTGGAGTTAGAGCCATCTCAGAAGAAGATATAATTCCACGCTCTAAGTTTTCGTTTTCATTATCAATCAAAAAATCTCCTGATACAGAGTTGTAATATATCGCAGACTTTAGGTCCACGACCAAATCAGAAACACCATCAGCATTAATCTCTTGAGTAGTGCTGCCTATTGTTACTCCGTCAGCGTTTTCATCATCATAATAAAGACCATAGTCCTTGTTATTTATAGTTAGGTTTTTAACCCTATCACCGCCAAGGTATACTTTGACGGATTTTAAATCATCAACCAAATCATTTATAGATTGGTTCCCTGCCCTTACTAAGTGCAATGGGTCTACCCTAAGTATGTTTTGGGTTCCTACTTTTTCGTAATATATTCCGCAATTAAATCTTTTACATATAGCTACCAAAACCTCGTATGGAGTTAGCGTTGCTGTGTTTTCTAATGATTCTTTAATATTATAAACATCATCAATAAAATACGGGTTAAAGTTAGCGTTAGCCAAAAACTTTATATTTAACTGACCATAATTATCAGCTCTTGTTATAGCTTTTTTAATTCCCTGTGTATCGTAAACGGTGTCTGCTACAACGGTAACATTGTAATGACTTCCGTGTTGAGCTGTAGCTTTTGATACAGAAGCTTTTATATCTCCGTTTATAGGTTCTATAAAGTAGTTTATACCATATCTACTCTCACCGCTAATTTCTATGGTTTCTTCGGGTAGATATAAATCAATGCCAAGGTCATCTAAGTTCCACCGAAGCATATCCTTAACATCTGTTCCTACAGTGTTAGCACCAAAAACAACATAGTTATAAAAAGAGAATCTATAAAGACCAAGATTTATATCAAAACTGTAATTTGAATTTTTAAAATAATTATGACTAGCAGAACCAGTGTGGTCTGTTTTGTTTGAAAAACCTTCCACAGCAGTTGCGTCTGATATATCAAGAACTATTGGACTACCAGTTGGGCCAGCGGCATCTTGCAGTCTGATTTTCTTAACCATCTCACCATTTTCGTACACACCAATAAACACACCGAAGGTCATAGTAGACTCGGGGTCTTGAGGAAATATTTGATAAACCATTCCGTCTTCACCTAACACGGGAATCTCGTAATTTATGACAGGGACATCTGCAAAAGCATTGCCAGAGCTATATAGTATATCTGCACTATAAGACATATGAGGAGCAAAATAACCTCTCTCGCTACCAAAGATTGCGTCTTGAGTTGGATATGCTGAATTTGTAACGTCTAATCCAAAATCATCTATAGTTGTTACAGGAAGTGGATTATCTGGATTTTCTGGATTTTCTTCAGAAGGTCCAAAGTTACCAAAGGTTTCCATATTCCAAAACCAGTTTGTAATAAACAACTTGCGATTATCATCTTCATCAAAATCACTCAAAAGGCTTTGATTTGTTCCTGTCCAAAAAGGTGCTTGCCTTAGACTAAAGTCTCTTGTGTTTGTATCTCTATCAGCTTCAAGCTTACAAGGTATAAGCATATGTAATTTCTCAGCTTCAAAGTCTGGTATAGCCTCTGCATAATTAAGAGCAAAAAGCTTACTGTCAACACGAGTGTTAAAACCTTGTGAAGTCAGCCAATATCCTAATGTAGTCAAGAAGTTTTTTACAGAGAAAGCAGGTACTATACCTGCTCTATCCATCCCCGTTCCATACTCAGTAAACTGTCTTGCCTCATATCCAAACTTTCCCTTTACATCATTACAAAAATCTATAAATGGAAATATGATTGGTCTATCTGTAGGGTTTTGATTAAGCACACCTGCCTCACCTGGATTTAATGCAGCGGAAGCAGGCTGAAAAAATCTTAAAAATGAATGGTCTCCTCTAAAGTATGCTCCGTATGAAGTTGTGTCGGCATCGTAGACTTCAGCTATTGTCGCATCTTTTAAGTCGCTAATATACTTGCTTACATAATCGTTAAGTTTAATATCAATGTAAGGCTCGTCAGATATATACTCAAAAGAATTAACTGTTAGAATCCCCTCTATAGCGACACCAAGTGGTGGGCCATATATAGTTATCTTAAAATAAAAATTATCTTTCGGAAATAAATCCTTTAAATCAGTGTTAGGATTGTAGTTAAATCTTGACTGGCTCATATTCAACTCAGTCATAGGTATCTTCATATCGCTTGAAAATGGAAGCCTTATCTTGCTCACATCAAGAGTATCGTAAAAATTCACATCATACTCTAATTGAGAATCGGGGAACAAATCAACTTCAAAAAATGATATGTTGTCTCTACTGATTTCTAACTTTAAAACCATATACTAACGTGTGGCGATATTAAACTCTAATGAAGACTTAAACTTATTATTCAAAGCTACAAAAGTATCCTCACCAAAGGACACAAGATAGGCTACATCATTACAGCTATCTTTAAAAACAACCCAACTTGTAGATATTAATTCTTTGACATCACCAAACAACAGCCTTTTTCTATCATCAATAATTATACTATAATTAAATGAAGTGTTATAAGGTCTATAGCTTTCTGAATAAGTTGCTATAGTGGCATTTGCTTTTATCCTAAAGGAAGATACAGTATCGCTTAATAATGTTCCGTTTACATCAAAGTAATAAGCCAATATAGGAGTGAAACTATTAGGTACATTGGTATATATGTTATTATCAAATTTACCTCTTGTTACCACTTGTTGAACTACTACTACAACGCCCTGTGTATCAGATATCTTCATATAAACTACATCTCCCGGGCTACCTAATGGGTTTACTGCTGCTATTGTCTCTGGGTCAGTAAGGGTGCAAGTACCTGTATTTATTGCTACAGGTGTGTTTGTTCCGTAAAAATTATAGTCACTCATTATATCTTATCGTTTCGGTCCCTTAATCTTCTTTCTGTCTCGTTTTTTCTCAAGTCACTTGATGTAACAAATGCTCTGACAGGCTTACTTGTTTGAATCGCTGTTGAGGTGGTAGCCTCTGCGATAGCCTTTAGGTAATCTACACTTTCATTCACAGGTGAAGATACTAATCCTCCTTCTGCAAATTTCATAATACCGACAGTAGGGTTTAATTTACCTGATTTATTTATTCGTTCAAGTAAGTCTCTGTGCATAGATGTGGCTCTTTTGTTTACAACATATTCTCCACCTTCCATTTCATATCCTCCTCTTCCTTGCACAGTGAATGGCACACCTCCTTGGGCGTGTGAAGGGCCGTTTACAATACCCCCGTCAGCAAACTTTTTATCGTAATACTTTCTTTGGTTAATAGCAGCTATCTGCAAACCAGTTTGTGCAGCAGCAATACCTGCACCTATGGAACCCACTACAAATGCTGTAGCAGGTTCGTAGTTTTTAAATGCTTCTATGTACGCTTGTGCAGCAGCTTCAATACCTTCTAATCCTGCATCGTTTCTATCTTGTCTTTTCTTAGCGTTAAATAAATTTCTTTCTATAGCATTCTCTTCTGCTGCTTGAGACTTTCTTAACTCATTTTGTTTTGACCTAAATTGAGATTCTGTTATTAATTGATTGTCTAATTGAGATTTCAATATGTCATCTTCTGTCTCGTATCGGTTTTTAATAACATCAAGTTGAGCCTCTGATGAAGCCTTAACATTCTCAAGAGATGTGTCATTGAAGGCACCTAATGAGTCTCCTAAAGCACTAACAGCTTGCATAGCTAAGTCAGCCCATTCTGTTTCCTTAAACTCATCTGTAAAGTCCTCCCAATCTTTTTTTGCCTCCTTAGTTTTTCCCTTTAATTTATCAGTATTTTTTGAAACCTCATCGGTAGAACTACTTACTACATCATAAGCGTCCGCAAGTCCAAGTAGTATTCCTATTACTTGTTCACTTACTTCTCCACTGCCTATTAGTGATTGTATGTAATCTCTATAATCATCTTGGGTCTTTTTCAGAGAAGCACGATACTCTTCAAGTCCAATATTTCCTTTTAAATATTCGTCTTTTATTTTTTCAAATTCAGAAGAGTAATCCTTCAATGCTTTAGTAGCATCTGATATAACATTAGAGCCTAGTATTTCAGCTTGCTTTTCGGCTAACTTTATGGCATCGCTAACTAAATACCTGTTCTCTTTTTCTTGTACATTTATCGCTCTAATAGAAGTGGCTTTCTTGTCATAAGCTTCAGACACATCCAACAAAAGATTTTTTTCTATATTGGCTCTTTCTTCTGCCGTTTTAGCTGCAAATGTATCTATTTTAGCCTGTTCTTGCAGTGCGGCTATTCTATCTTTAGTGTCTTGGTCAATTAACTTTAACTGCTCTTTTATTCTTTTTGCTTCTGCTTTAATTATATCATTATTGGTCTTTTCAATAATATCTGCGAGTTGCTGTTCACTCAAGGTAACATTAACCAATTGGTCTTGATATGACTTCATTTGCTCAACAGAGCCTTTGTATCTCAATGCACTTAATCGTAATTGTTCGTTCTTTTCCTCTAAAGCTTCTCTTTCAAATTCATTTAAATTTTTACTAGTTTTTAAAATAGAGTTATTAATTTTGATTTCTCCATTTAAACGATTTATTTCTTGCTTTTCGTATTCTATTGAAGTTCCAATATCTTTAAATAAATCTGATGCTTCAGCATTAACAATAATACCTTTTTCAAAACTTTCTGTTAATTCTTTAACAGATTCGCTATAAGCATCCGTAGCACCAGCTTGTCCTAATGTGATAGCGTTATTTTTTTGTTTCTCAAAAGATTCTCTTTCTAATGCATCTATAAGACCAACGACTTCTGTAACAACCTTTCTTTGCGTAAAAAAGAAAAGGTCTGATTGAATTATATACCCATTCTGAACCTTTTGTAGTTGTTCAAACGCAGCCTCATAATCCTCAAGAGAGACACCTGCTAACTCGGTAGCTACTATAACAGCATCTAAACCATTGGTTACATCCTCTACTCCTTTATTAAAATTTTTAAAGCCTACATCATTTATAGTTTTGAATGCCCTTGATGTTTTAGCGGCTTTAGGAAAAAATAAATCAATAGCCGTTAAAAACAATTCAGTATTAACAAGGCTGTCTCCTATTGCTTTTTGGTACTCTCTAAAGTTTGCGGTTACTAATTCAATTCTCCCCGCAAAAGTATCTGCTTGTTTTGCAGCTGATTCAAATGCTTTTCCTTGTTCGTAGTAGCTTGATGTACTGTCATCAATAGCTTCTATGTTTTTTAATAATGTAATTAACTGAGCCGCATTACGCTTTCCGACAAGGTCAACAGCTTCAGATAAAGATACATTTTGTTCAGCCAAAGCATTTAAAGATGCTTCTACGTCAGCTGATGTTTTACCTAACTCCGTGAAGATACCACGTAGACCCGTACCTATACGAGATGCAGTAAACCCATTATCAGCAAGAACAGCCATTGCACCTGCTGTTTGTTCTAAGTTTAAACCTAAATTCTTTGCTATAGGACCAACATATTGAATAGCTGTTCCAAAGCTATCCATAGATAATGCGCTGTTGTTTATTGTTGTTACAAGAACATCTCCAACAAAACCAGACTGCTCTATAAGCAATCCAAATTGGTTTATAATTTTACCAACTTGCTGTGCAACTGCGTCAAGAGGCGCACCAAGTGCCTGTGCGGTAAAAGCAATAGCCTCTGTAGACTCTATAACTTCTTTTGACGTAAAGCCAAGCTTTGACAATTCTGTTTGAAGTGATATTATTTCTTGAGAAGTAAACTTTGTTTTACCAGCAACTTCTAAGGCGTTATTACCAAGGCTCTCAACTTCCTTTGATGAAGCACCTGCTACTGCGCCAAGGTTAGCTAATGCCTTTTCAAAATCAATTGATTGTTTTATAGCACCTGTGGTTAATGATGCGAAAACTTGCTGTGCAGCATTTATTATTTTGTAGGCGAGTCCATATCTTGCTAAAGTTCCTATAGCAGTTTGAAGCTTGCTGGCAAAGCCTTGATTAGCTTTTGTTGCTTCTTGTGTAATCTTTTTTGATTTTGCTAAAGCTTCAGTTACCTCATCGTGCCTCTTGCGATATTGAGGCATAAGCTTTCCTCCAAGCTGCTCATATTTTTTTTCAAGTTTTTCTAACTCTTTAGCTTGCTTCTTGGTAGCGGTGCTATTTTTATTTATAGCTTCAGTTAATTCTAATATCTGCTTCTGTAACTGTATTACTTTGTTTTCAGCCATCTTATAATATATTTCCTATTACATCATTTTGAACTTGTACTAATGTTGTTCCATACAATTCAAATAATCTTTCCGTTATTTTGTTTTGCGCTCTTCTCAAAGAAGCATTTACTCCAGTGTTTTTATCTTCAAATGGTTTTAAAAAGTCTCTCTTATCAATCCCATTTTTACTTATGCTTCTTGCTATCAAGTAGGCTACAGATTTAATTTCCCAATCCTTTTTAGCCTCACGCTTAATGCCCTTTTTTGTTATAGTAAAACTTTTCCCTCTTGCTTTTTTAACTTTAATCCATTTAGCAATGTTGTCAATACTTGGAAACCACTTTTTGTCGGGACTAAAATGAGTAAGATAAAAATATTTTTCTTCAGCTAAACCATATCGTATCTTTACAGCTATCTCCGTTGCTACAGGTGTTCCCTTAGGCCCAATCTTAGCAGTCTTAACTACAACACCACCCTTTTCAACAAGGAACCTGTCATCTCTTGATGGAAGTATACTCCCCGTTAATTGAGGATTTGAAAGCTCTCCTGTTGCAACAATACCTTGTGACTTTATCTTCTTGACTATCTTTTTTATAATAGCAGACTTTCGGAACTCCTTTGCTACAGCAGCAACAACAATTACCTTAATAAAATTTTTATATTGCCCCTCGCTAAAAGCCATCTACGCTTCGTCTATGCCCCTTGTGTACGGCTTGCGTGAAAGAACGATATCAAAGTCTGAGAACGCAGTGGTTACATTGTAATCCTCAAGTGGTGTGTTTAACAGCTCTACCTCATCAAAGCTTACATCTCTACCTAACTGCATAAGCTTATCCTGCAATTGACCGATGATAAATATATTCTCTTCTATGGACTGTATTGAAGCGAGGCTATCGTCTTTTATTGTCTTATCTAAGACCAATAGTGAAAACGAAAGTGTATACACTGGTGAGTTTAAATCTCTTGATAGATTAGAAGAGCTTGGTATCAATACAAGTGTTCTGTAATCAAAATCGTATTGTTGCAAGTCATCTTCTGATGCAGCAAATATAAACTCATTGACCATAAGATGCCCATTAGCAAAGGACTTAATCTCATTGTAAAGGTCTGTTAGGTTGTTCATATTGTCTTTCTTTAATTTACAATTTACGCATTGCCTGTTGTTGGCGTTGTTCGGCAGACTCTATCTTGTTTTTCTGAGCAAGGTAGCTCATTTCAGGCATCACTATTGACATCTTTAACATATATATGTCATCATACTTTGTTATATCTTCGTTGGCCAACATACGAACTACAGAGTACCAGTACCATTGCTGACTAAACAAAGACTCATCTGTAGAGCCTTCCTCTTCATTTTCTGTTTCGTTTTCTTCA